CTCAGCCATAGTGAAGATAATACTATCTCCTTTGACATCAGCCTTCATAGTCTTGTCAAGCTCTCCTCCGCCCTTCTTGAGCCTCTTCAGATTTGCACTCGCAATACGAATGACATCATCTCCAAGCTTCTGTAATGACTTCTCTAACATTGGTCAGAGCATAACGAAATACCCTCCATTGGCATCTCAACATCGAAACTCAATGACCACCCATCCATCAGATTCATACCTTCAAATTCAATCTGAGACAAGCTAGGATTTGATGAAGCCGTTATGTTATTTTTGCCGTAGTCTCTATTTAGCTTTATCCAAATACTACTCAAAGCAGATAGGGTTGCATTGTGATTATCAGCCTCATTGTCATTGCTCCAAAACTTGTCATTCACATCCTCATTATTGATGTCTCTCTTGTCAACACACGTGAGTGTAACAGGAAACTTGATTGTTGAGGTTGAAGTGAACTCAGCCGATAGGATGCTCACATTGAAGATAGGGAAGATATTACCCTTCTCCCAATCGAAATCCTCAGGAAGCCTTGATAATATAGTAGTGATGTAATGGTCAGCCTCAGCCGTCTCCTTGATATGTCTTAGTAGTTGCGTATATGCGTTCATTATAGTTGTGTTGTATTACTTCCCTTCCTTAATATTGCCTCCATTTTCTGCTTGTCTAACTTATGAGCTAGGAATGTATGAAATTCCATTACTCCAATCTCAGTCACTTTGTTAATCTTGAGTATGTCTCCATCTGCCAACATATCAAGAGTTGCATACCAACCCCATTTCTCAAAATAACCTATTGAGCTTTTTTCAGTTCCTCCATTACTAGAGTAGATTTCAGGATATGATTCTTTAATTCCCTCGATAAATCGCAAAAAAAAACCAACATACCCAACACAATATTCATAGGAGCTTGCTTCATTATCTCAGCTCTGTCCTTCGTGCCATTGTATGGCTCAATCTCATAGCTTCCAAATGCCATATCCTTTGTAATAGGTCTGAACAACACAGCCATTGTCTTGTGAAGTGTCTCCATACTATTACCATACGTGCTCAAATCGATATACTCCCCTGTTGTAATCTCATCCAAGTTAGGAACGAAACCATACTCAACCTGATTCAATACAAATCTATTCTCAAAAGGAACTTCAGTATCTAATGCCTCTGTTATCTGTGCGTGTATTCCATCAAAATCACTCATTGAGATGTTATCCAAATCTCTGAATTTAATCTCTGTGAATATAGATATGTATCTCTTGATAAATGCTAACTCATCAAGACTATCTCTCTTCGCATTAAGCACATCCAACTTCTGAGCCTGTTCCAATGTGATGTCTGCAATGTTCTCAGGAAGCTGTATTTTTAATGTGTCTCTCATACTATTAAAACGTATTTTTTAAGATTATGTTACTTTGCAAAAAGAGGGGTTTTACCTAATCTCAATCTTCCCTCTACTTCCTAGAGCATACAATGCCACGTATCTGAGAGCATCCAAGCTGTGATTGAACATATCACAAAATAGATTTGCGCCCTTATTCGTGTAGACGTAGTTATTAAGCTCATTGGCTAGGTTACTACTCTCAGGGTCAACAATCAACTTGTAGTCTTGTAGTAAAGCAACCCCTGCTTCAATACTCCCTGCTCCCTTCTTTGCTCCAACTACATTGCAACCCATCCTTCTTATCTCATTGATGATTCCTGCTGATGCTGAGTCTCCTATGATGAGGTTTCTCCCTGCCACATTCATATTAATTTTAGCAATCTCTGAGTTGGTAAGTCCGCTCATAAACAACTCTTCCTTCACGTAGATAACCTTCCTCTTCTTGTCTATTGCTACACCTACCAAAGTTGTAGGGTCTCTGAATCCGTAATCTTGTCCGTAGATAACCTGAAGACCATCAGGATTGAACTGACCAAACTCCCAATTCGTATAGACAATTCCTTCTGCCTTAGATAACCACCCTCCCATTATAACGTGATTATACTTCTCAGGATTATCTTGCTTCATATCCTCAAAGTATTTTAAGGTCTCCTCAGGCACGAACTCTAGACAATCATAGTAAGACGTATGAATGTAGCAAACGTTTTCGTGTACCCCATTAAAACCTTCTGAGATGCCCTTAGCTTGGAAGTACTTCTTATAGATGAAATGCTCTTTTGTAGTTGGATTCAATATAAGCACTTTCACATTAGGCTCTTCTGAGTGAACTCCATTACCTCGAATAGACAGAGATATCTTGTCGAAGATAGCCTCATCAATCATCTCTTCTGCTTCATCAAGAATGAGCATTGAGAAATCACTCAATCCTTTTAAGGAAGCTGTTTGTTGACCACTACCAACTTTTAAGCCTTTGAATACTATCTTCCCTTTATTGACTTTAGATTCAATCCTATTCTGTTGCATATCAAATGAGCCTTGCAACTGCATCATCTCAATCCTATCCTCAACCTCAGCATATACTGAATCCTTTAAGGAAGCATTGGTAAAACGTGAATACATTATCCTGTGCCCTTTTTGAAGCACAGCTGTCAATGCACTCAATGAAGTAGCAAATGTCTTCTGAGAGAATCTCCCTCCAGTAATGATGTATGTATCAACTCCCTCAGGTCTATTGAATAGGGGAGAGTACTTATCTGAAATGTTTATACTCATATCTCTTCGTGTTCTATATCCTGAGCTGAGGTAAAATTGATTGTAGGAATTGTGATGCTGTTACCTTCTGAAGTGATATCAACTGCCAAAGTTGGCTTTCCTATCGTGTACTCTAGATACAGCTTAGTTGCTTGTGTATCTCCTTTTAAGGCGTTCTGCTGCAACTTCTGAAAGACTGCGATAAAATCCTTCTCTGTTGTTGCTTGTGTTACTAGAGCTCTGTAAGGACTTTTGCGTTTGTCAATGCCTAATGACTTTGTTGAATTGCCTCCGTTGTTTTTTCTTTTATCCATAATTCAATATAAATCAATTATTGATTCTACTAATAAAACGCATAAAGGTGTGTTATTGTTACATTTGGCTTCTAACGTAAAAACATCTCTTTTTGTTACTCTTTATATACTATATATAATAATTCTATATAATATATATATATATATATAAAAAGACTACCTTGTTAGGGTAGCCTCTTATGATTGTTATGCGTTGATTGTTATTTTATGATGTTAGGGTTATTAGCTTTTAATTCCTGAGCTTTATTGTAGTAATCTAGTGCATCGTTATACTCAGAGGTTATTAGATTTTTTAAAGCCTCTTTGTTTGCGTCTGTTAACTTTGAAGCATCTTTAGTCTTTAATTCCATATATAGACTTTTAGCTTCGTGAGCTTTAGCCATCAACTCTTTATATTTACGTATAATAGTCATTTTTCTAGCGTTCTCTTGCTCTTGTTTTGCGTTGTCTATTCTCTCTTTTGCTATCTCAAAGTATTTATCATCTAGTTCAATGCCGATGAACTTTCTGTTTAAGTTCTTAGCTGCCACTCCTGTTGACCCTGACCCCATAGTGAAGTCTAAAACAATTTCGTTTTCATTTGTGTAGGTTTTAATCAGATACTCCATTAATGCAACAGGTTTCTGTGTTGGGTGTAGCCCTCTCTCTGAAGCGAACTTCTGTATCTGTCTAGGATAATTGCCAAACTTTTGAACGTGGTCTTTGTTGTTATCACAGACTCTGTGCTCTGTAGATGTCTTGGCCTTCTTTTTTTTATTTATCTCTATGACTCCTTGAGGGTTGTACACAGGTTGTATCTTAGCATTTTTAGACATACCAAAGTTTCCAAATACGGTTATATTCTCGTAAACACTCATAGGCATATGATTACATTGTGCAAAGTTAACACCTTGAGATTTCTCCCAAATCCATTCATACCTAAACATCTTAGGGTTAGACATAATTAAGGAACTAGTGAATGGTTGCTTACTAAACAAAACTATAGCTCCGTTTGGTTTAATTATCCTGTTTAATTGTTCCCACATAGGCTCAAAAGGTATTACACTATCCCACTTGCACGCAGTAGTCCCATAAGGTGGGTCTGTTATTATAGCATCTACTGAGCCTGAAGGTATTTGTTTCATTGCCTCTAGGCATTCTCCTTTAATTAATTGTATCATAGTTATTTGTTTAAATTTTGGTTAATTAAGTCTCTAATGAGTGCACAGGTATCATACTCTTCTATCCATTCAAAATAGAGCCTAGCTCTGTCTAGGAGCACGTTTGGCTCATCATCATCACTAAATAGGTATTCTTCTGTCTCTTCGTATATTGCGAGCACTAATGGCGTTAATTTGTCTGTTCCTTCAGATAGGGTGTGGGATAGTACCCTTCTGTAAAATATGTCATATTCTTGTTGCAACTCCTCTTGAAATAACCCCTCCAATAAACAGGAAGGGTCTTCAATGTATATCTCCGGTACGTTATTCAACATCCTCGAATTGTGTTGGCTCGTCCTCTGCCTCTGTGTCCGGTGTCAATGCCTTGACAATCATATCCTGATTATGAGCGATATTCGTTACTAAGATATGTAGGTTGTTTAAACGATTCTCTAACTCCGCTACCCTCTTCTTTAAGACCTGCTTGTTCAATGGCTTTGTACTCTCTGATTTTTTGGTTTCTGTGTTCATCTTCTCTTCTTTTTTTAGCGACCGCCTTCTCCATTTTTATGAAGGTAGTCATTTGGTTATTAATAAAAAATTGTACTCTGTCTTTTGGTATTCCTTTGAATAGGTCTTCCATTACTAATGGCTTCTCCTTTACTGCCTCAGAGAGCTCCTGCTCAAGTATTATGATTCTTTGAGCTAATGCTGTGTTCTGCATCTTAAAAGCCTCTAGGATGTTCTCTGAGGAGTTTATGTATTTCTGTGCGTTTGTGTTTGCTAGTATTCCTTGAAGTTGTGTGTGTTGCTTCTGAAAGTGTACATCAGTTTCAATGTCATTTTGGAAGCTCTTCAGGGAGTGTATGATTGTTGCGTGGTCTTTATTAAGGAATGCTCCAATCTTCTCAAGTGTGTATCCTGCTTCCCTAGAGAAGTGTGAGAATAGATTCCTAGCTTGCACGTATTCTCTTTTGCGTGTCTTGAGTGTGATGTCGCATCCTGTGATTACTTCTGTGGCTTCTTTGATTATGTTTAGCATAGTTTTCTATTTGGTTGTTCGTCTTCGTTTCCAAGCCTTAGCTCTGTTTGTTGTTTTTGAGATTCTCTCTTGTGTTCTCTCTTGTCTTGATTCGGTCTTTGTTATCATTAGCTTTTTGTTACGATTATTCTTCCGTTTTTGTAGTGGCTTACACTCACACCTGTTGGAAGCTTTATTGTTTTGTAAGGTCTTAGTGAATACTTTATTAGTAGTCTGTTAAATAAATTCATTTCTCTTCAGTTTTAAAGTTAGTAATTCATTCTCTGTTGTCAGTCTTTCAACCTCTGCTCTCAAGGCTATGATTGCCTGTTCTTGATAGTCTAGTAAAAGTCTTGTTTGCTCGTTCATAGTTTTAAATTATGGGGAGTGATTAGCTCCCCTGTTGGTTATTATATAGTCGCTTTGAGTTCGTTCATATCTGCGATGTACTTATTGTACTTAGCGATTCTCTCTTTGTTAGCAAAGTCTCCCATTGATAACTCATAGTTGATAGTCTCTAATGCTCTCTCTATTCCTTTGTTGATTTCCTGTATCATAATATATGTTTTTGATTATGGTACAAATATACAATCTCTTTTTAGTTATTCAACTATCTTTCTTGTTTTTTAACAAAACTTTAACATTTGCCTTGAAATCAATGAAATCTTGAAGAGACCTCATTACTATATATTGGAAGCCTGCTTTCTTGATTGTTGCTTCCCATTGTATCTGCTCTTTAGATTGCTTCCCTGTGGCATTTTTAAGCTCAATCATTACAGCTGTGCCATTATAATAATATACCATATCAGAGCGACCCTTGATAAGTCCTAGGGCTTTGTTTTGATTCCCTTGAATCTTATTGGCTGAGTTGTTGAGGTTGTAGCATAATAATCCACGTTCCTCAGGATAGTTGTTCCAATGCCATTGGAATATCTGTGATTGGATTTTAACTTCTGATATCATTGATTCTCTCTTTAGCAATGTTAAAGTATTTCTCATCTAACTCAATACCTATAAAACTTCTGTTAGTATTTACACAAGCTACTCCTGTTGACCCTGACCCCATAGTTAAATCAACTACTAGGTCTCCCTCATTACTAAAGGTCTTTATTAAGTCTTCTAATAACAAAATAGGTTTCTGTGTAGGGTGGTCTCCTGTGTAGTCCTTTTTGTATTTTAATATGTTACTTTTGTATTTGTTTCCTTCCCATAAGTTGAAAGTGCTTGAAAATTTTATTTTAAATTCGTTATCTATTTCTTTAAGTTCTGCAAATTCTTTAAAGCCTTGCATTTCATTAATACCAAATACTTCAATCAATTCTAAATAGGTTTTTTCTGTACATAATCCGTATTGAGTGCTATCTATATAAAAGGTATGCTCTGCTCTTCTATGTCCTAATTTAGTGTTAATTTGCTTTAAGTTTAAACCTATGCAATCCATTACTTTTTTAAAGTATGGTCTTAATTCGTGTATTGCTTCTGTATCGTATATCTTACTAAAAACCAAAACATCTTCATAATAATTTAAAGGTGCTTTTTTAGCAGTTAAAGCATTTGCAAAGTGGTCTTTCTCCCATATCATAGAATAATTAAATGGTAAGTTTGGCAAAGCTTTGTTAATCAATTCATTTGTAAAAGGTTGTTGAGCTGTTAATATCATTTTACCATTCTTTCTAAGTATGCGGTTTGCAATCTGCATTATTTTATCAGTATCAATAACACTATCCCAATCAGTCTTACCCTTCATTCCGTGCTTTATGGTGTCGCTATCCCCTAAGCCTTTTACAGTTCCATAAGGTAAATCTGTTAATATTAAGTCAACGCTTCCGCTTTCTATTTTGTCGCTTTCAATTAAGCAATCTCCTTTTATTAGTTGTATCATAGTTTTTATTTTTATTGTTGAAATACATTGTATCTATTTAATTATGATTACCTCTCCTTGTGTCTCAATCCAAACGTGAGCACCACAGCTTAATGGTTTGTTAGGACTATATACAATCTTGCTATCTCCTTTGATATGTACCTCGTGAGCATAGTTGTTGCTCTTGTATGTCTTGCAGGTAAGAACAGGATTCTCTTCGTTGTTCTTTCTGTTTGCTTTTATAACGTGTTGGTTAACGTGTATGATTGTCTTCATATTACTTATATTAACTTTTTGTGAATTATTTTTAAAAAGATTGTGAATATTTTTTTAGTTGTGCAAAAGTCTTAAATTCTACAGCCCAATTATTCTCACTACTTAGGTCATATACATTATCGCAGTCGTTAGCTGTCCACATTCCGTTTGCTGTAGCTACACCGCCTCTAGCTATCCAAGTGCCTTGAGCATCTACTACTTTGTAAGTTCCTTTTGTTAATCTTGTAATTTTCATAGCGTTTGTTTTTATTTACACTACAAAGATACAACCTCTTTTTAGATATTACACCATCATTCCACAATTTTAACAAAACTTTAACATTTAGCATTATTGTTGAAATACTTTATATCTTTTTTTATTCACATACTCAAAGCTCTTCTTGTACCCCATAGCCTTGAGGAATTCCCTTGCATCTTCTTTGTCTGTCTTGTTATGCAATACCCAAGATGCTTTTATTGTCTTGTCCTTACAAGCGGCTGCCAATTCTCTGTTGCTCATTGTCTTGAACTCGCTGATTATCTTTGCTCTGTCTAGGAGTTGCAATTCAACCTCTTCTGCTTCTGTTAATTTAACAGGGAAGATATGACCACAATACTGACATTCCTTTGCTTGTGTTGGGAGCATTGCCATAC